GACCCGGTCGGGCTCGTCGGCCGCGAGCTGCTCGACCGCCTCCGGGGCGACGCCGGCGCGCCTGGCGATCATGCCGATGACCTCGCCGGCGAGCTCGGCATTCTCGCGGCCGAGCTTGCGGGCGAGGACGTCGCGGATGACGGGCGCGCCGATCCGGGCGGCGAGTGCGATCAGGGCGGGCGCCATGTCAGCCCTCCTTTCCGGGGGTTGCGGGGGTGCTGCCGGACCAGCCGTCGCCGGCGCCGGCGATGCAGGCGATGCCGTCGCCGCCGTAGCGGATCACGGTGAAGCTGCCGCCGTCGGCCGCGGCGGTGACGATCCAGGCGCCGCCCTCGGTCGCGCCGGCGAAGACCGGGGTCTCTTGCCAGCGCAAGGCGAGATGGGACAGCACCTCGTCGAGCGGCTGGCAGACGGTGCCCGTCGCCCGGGCCGGGGCGGCGGCGAGGATCAGGAGCAGGGCGGCAATCAATCGCATCGTCAGCGGCTCCTCAGCCAGGTTGCGGTTCGGGGTGCGACGCGCTGCACCTTGGCGGCGACCACGTCGCGGTAGCGCCAGGCGAGCCAGAGTGCGGCGGCGGCGACGCCGCCGAGCAGGACGAGCGAGACGAGATCGGCCTGCGGCACGATGCCGTCTAGGCCGGGCACCTGCGCCGCCGCACCGGCACCGCCCGCGCCGGCGACGGCCCCGGCTTTCGCCCGCGCATCCAGGCGGCGCTGCAGCGTGGTCAGCGTGGCGCGGCCGAGGATGCCGTCGACGGTGAGACCGTGGGCGGCCTGGAACCGCGCGACGGCATCGAGCGCGACGGCGCCGGCCACCGGGCCGGGATCATGGCCGAGCTTGCGCAGGCCGTCGCGCACGGCCTCGATCTCGCGCGGCGCGAGACGCAGCGTGATCCGGGCCGTGCCGCGTCGCTCGCTGGGCGCGGGAAGGGACGGATCGTAGGAGCCGTAGCGCATCAGGATGTATTCCTCGACCCGGCGCCGGACGAGGCCCGGCAGGACACGGCCGCCGCCCCTGACCCATTTCGACAGCCCGGCGTTCACGCCGGCCCAGTCGCGGCGGTGCCAGGCTTCCACCCAGCTCGCGCGGCCGATCGACCCGGTGTTGAAGTGGAAGCTCACCGCGCCGTCGAACTCGACCTGGTGGCAGTCCAGTTCCCCGTATCTGGACAGCGCCCTGCGCACCGCCGGCTCGTAGTTGCGCTCGAGCGCCTGCGCCAGCAGCCGGCTCGCCTCCTCGGCGGTGATGACCATGCCGGGCTTCGGGGTCACCACGCCCGACGCAGCCGTCAGCCCGGCGCCGATCGTCCAGACGCCGACCGCGTCGCGGTAGGCGCGCAGCACGACGCCCTCGTGGCGCTCCAGGAACTTCACGCCTTCGCGGCTGGTCTTCATCGGCTGATCCCCTGGGGCTGTTCCCCGGACAATCGCCTTCATGGGCGGTTAAATCGGCCTTGAAGGGTTTCAGGGGGACGGGCCGCGGGGGCCGCCGGACACTCTGGCAGACCGGGTCAATCCCTGTCAAAGGGCAGCGTCATCTGCCGCCGGCCGGCCTCCGCCTCGATCTCGGCGCGATAGTTGGACACCGACCGGGAGTGCAGGTCGCAGGCCAGCGCCACCTCGCGGATCGACGCGCCGGCGCGCAGCATCCGCATCGCCTCGGCGCGGCGCGCGCGCGCCCCGCGCATCGAGCCGCAGGGGAGCATCACCTTGCCGGGGCCGATGGTGGCGACGAGCCTTTCGGCAGCATGAAGCCCGACGATGTCGGCCAGCATCGAGCCGCGGGCCCGGACCGGGATGGTGATCTCGGTGCCGCCGCGCCGTTTCAGGAGCCGCACGGTCAGGTCGAGGCCGATTGCGGCCTCGATCTCGCCGGCGATGCCGGGCAGCTGCGTCACTCCGGCCGCTGCCGGCCGCGCCGCAGGTCCGGCCGCGAGGCTTCGAAGACGGTGGTGACCGTGCCGTCCTGGAGCTTGTAGAGCCAGCCGTCGACTTCCACGCCGCAGGCGCCCAGTTCGGCCCCCCGGTCAACGCGCCGGCCGATCTCGCGGCGGAGCGTCTCGACGTCGACGCCGAGGACGCGCTCGATGTAGCGCACGAGCGCGTGGTCGGAGACGATGACGATGGGCTTCTTCACCTGTCCACTCCGATCCCGGCGCGCCGGCACATCGCCTTCAGCGCATCCACCACGTCGGAGATCTCCGACCACTCCTGCATCCGGTCGATGTCGATGGGGACAGAGCCCCACTTCTTTGCGAACCGCGCCCGGATGAAGGCGTTGAGCCCCCGCGCGCCGCCCGACCGCACCGCGCCGGCCTCGTGCAGCAGCCGCCACATGACGTGGCAGAACCGCACATCGGCCCGCTCGGCGGCGGGCCGTCCCTTTGCCGGCCGGCGGCCGTCGAAGGGCTTGAACCCGCGCGCCTTCAGCGCCTCGACCACCTTGCGGAGGTCCGCGTCGGACATCTCGGCCATGCTGGCCTTGCCGGTGACGACCAGTTGCAGGTCGCGCCGCGTCTCGCCGTCGAGGCCAAGCTCCCGGCAGCCGGTGTGGACGAGCTTCTGGAGCCTGCGGTCAGCCATCGGACCGCACCCATGTCGTCACCGGCTGCCGGCCCGGGCCGATCACCTTGCCGGCGCGCCGGGCACGGCCCTGCGCCTCCAGCCGGCGCAGGCTGCAGATGACGTTGCCCTTGCTCTTGCCAAGTCGCACTGCGATGGCCTCGACCGTCACCGGATGCTGGTCAAGTTCGTCGAGCACCTTGGCTTTGAGGCTGCCCCAGTTGCGGGTTTCCTCGGCGATCTCGCCTTCGAGGAGCCGCCTGGCGGTTTCGGCGGAGCACCGACGCAGCGCCCGGGCATAGGCGGCCTCGTCGATCGCGGAGGGCACGCTCACGGACATCACGCGCGCCCCGCGGTCTTGCCGAGTGTCGCGTCGATCGCGTCCTGGTTGCCCTGCGCGATGTTGGCCTGCACCAGTTCGATCGCGTCGGCGGGGGTCATCTTCCGCTGGTCCTGCAGTGCGATCAGCTGCCCCACCAAATAGCTGCTGACGGCAAGCATGTCCTCGGCGGTCAACTCGGCGCCGTGCTTTGCCAGGAGGGCGGCGAAGCCGAGCCGGAACGCCTCGTAATGGCGGGGCGGCTTGATCCGTTTCATGGGGGTGCTCATGGGGTTCCTCGGCTGCTCGTCAGGACCGGGTCACCACGCCCGGCCGACCGGCCGCCGGTTGCCCGGCGGCGGTTTCGCATCAGGGTTTCGATGCCTTGAAGGCGAGGTGGCGCGAGGCCTCGATCCGGATGGCCTCGCCGGTGGCCGGGTTGCGGCCGTTCCGCTCGGCCCGCTCGCGCATCTCGAAGCGGCCGAAGCCCTTCAGCGTCACGGCCCACCCGGCCTCCGTGAGCTCCTGGATGGCTGCCAGCGCCGCGTCCACCGCGCTCGATGCCGCGGCCTTGGTCAGTCCGGCATCGGCTGCCACCCGGTCGATGATATTGGCCTTGCTCGCTGTCTGCATGGTTCCCTCCTTCGGGTGTTGAGGCCCGCGACCACCGCGGACCGGATATTTGGCGCTTATGCCTTCGCCAGGTCGATGGTGACGGCCTCCCAGGCCGCGTCGGCGGTGGCGCGGCGGTAGAAGCGGACGTAGCTCTTCGAGCCCACCACCCGCATGGCGTCGCGGATCGCCTGCATGCCGCGCTTCCAGCGCTCGTCGGCGATCTCGAGACGCAGGAGCGAATAGAGCGCCGCCCGGTTGATCTGGCCCTCCTTGTCGGTGTTGAAGGCCCGCGTCACGACCGCCTTCAGCTCGTCGCCCGCCGCGGCCGTCCAGTCGTTCAGGCACTCGTCGACGAGGCTCTTGGCCACCTGAAGCTCGGGGCCGAAGACCACGTTGTCGGCGACCTGCACGGTCATCTTGTAAAGCCCGTCGTAGCTCATCAGCGTCTTGTTGCCCTTCTTGCCGCCGATGGTGGCGCCATAGCGCTCGGCGATCAGCGCCTCGAAGGCGCCGAGGTTGTCCCAGAAGTGGCCCAGGAAGCGCGACATCTGCTCGGAGAGCGCGACGGCATGGCCCATCTCGGAGCGGACCAGGTCGTCCTCGAGCAGGTGCTGCGGCTTGACGACCGAGACCGGGACCTTGGCGCCGTCGCCGTCGACGACGTGCTCGACGCCGTCGATCACGACGCGCCCGGTGGGGATCGGCGCGGGGGGATAGGCTTGCAGTTCGGGTGTCATGCCCGTTCTCCTTCGGTGTGGGGGATGCGGTTCGGGGGCGTGTAGGTCCCGGGGTAGATCGGCGTGACGCCGGCAAGCGCGCAGATCATCGCCATCGCGGTGATCTCCTCGGTCGAGCAGAGCGTGGCCCCGCGCAGCCCGTCGCGGTCGACCCGTCCGAGGCCGCGGCCGGCGAGCGTGGCGAGTTCGGCGGTCGTGAAGGGCCGCTCAGTCCTGATCTGCGTCATCGGCCGCCTCCCTGGCGTTGCGCGGGCACTGGGCGCAGGCGCGATACATCCGCACCCTGAGCGAGTTGATGTTGACGAAGCGGCGGGATTTCTCGCGCCAGTGCCGGCACTCGTTGGCCGGGATCGTGCCCAGCGCCGGGCACTCGACCCGGGCCGACCGGAACACCCCGTTGAACAGCTCCTCGACGGCGCCGAGATCGCCCGCGTAGCGGTTGGCGAGCACGAGGCTGACCAGCGAGGCCGAGCGGCCGATGGCGGCGGCGACCCGGTTCTGCGACGTGGCTCCGCATTCGACGGCGAGCGCCTCGACCCATTCCGGTATGCCGGCCCCCCAGGCGGCGCGGGCTTTCTCGACCGGGGCGCTCATGCCAGCCCCCCGGAGATGTAGGTGTATTCGCCGAGGTTCTCGTCCCAGACGGCGCGGACCCGCCGCTCCCGCGGTGGCCGCGGGCCGGTGTCGCGCACCAGCCGGTAGATCGCCTCGCGGCGTCCGGGCAGCGCCTTGGTCATGACCCGGAGATGTCCGGACCGCGCCAGCATCTGGCAGTATTCCTGCGCCGTGCCGAGCGAGACCTCGAACTCGGGCGTGTGGCTGTGCGCCATCACGTCGGTCGGGCTGAAGGACCTGAGCGCGCGCATGGTCCGCCACATGTTGCCGATCGCGCTGCCGGCACGGATCACCGTGCCGTCGGGCCGGGTCCGGGCCGGCAGGTCGGTGCGGCCCGGCGCCACGCGGAACATGTGGCGCTGCTTCCCGCCGGGGCCCATGAACTGCACCGCACGGCTGCGCTGCCAGCCCCGGACGACCTCCGCCACCCGCTCGATGCTGTAGCCCATCTCGGCCGACAGCGAATGGTAGGTGAAGGTCTGAAGGCGCAGCGCAACCGCCCACGCCGCATCTTCCATCGCCTGCCGTCGTTCGGTCGGGGTCATGCCACCCTCCTGCGCGCCGGGGCCGCGCCGATGGCGAGGTGGCGCCGGGCCTCGGGCGCCTCGCCGGTGTAGAGGCCGGCCCCCGCCTTGGCCCAGTCCTCCCGCGTGAGCGCGGTCAGGCCGTGCATCATCGCGAACTCGCGCAGCCGCGAGAGGTTGACGCTGATCCGGCGGATCGACCGGGCCGACCGCTCCAGCACCATCTGCGCCAGATCATCGCTCAGCGTGACGCCGCGGCAGTAGATATCGCTCAGGTGCCGCACATCCGACAGCGTGCCCTCCTGCGCCGCAACCCAGTCGAGCATCCGCCCGTGCACCCGCTCCCAGGCCTGGAGCTTCTGCGGCAGGAGCTCCTCGCCGATCAGGATCACCGGCGAGCCCGAGCTTTCGTGGAACTCTCGCGCCAGCTCGACCATGCCGCGCTCGACGAGGAAATCGGCCTCGTCGATCAGGAGCGGCCGGGCGGACCGCGCAAGTTCTTCCGAGACCCGCGCCGCGAGGTCGGCGACCGTGCCTTTCGGCTTGACGCCGAGCTCGATCAGGATCGCCGTGCAGAGGTATCTCGGCCGCCAGGAGCTTTTCACCTGCACCAGGCAGGCGTCAAATCTATTGGCCGCGTAGATCGCGCCGTAGGATTTGCCAAACCCGGAGGGGCCATAGAACGTGGCCATCCCGGGCAGCCCGTAGTCGCGCCTCTCGACCCGCTCGATCAGGGTGACCAGCGCCGCCACATTGGCGAGCGGTGCCACGTTGTTGTAAAGGCTTTGATCTTCTGTCATATCATCGTCTTCCTTCACTGCCCTCTCTCCGCCGCGGGGCCTTGCCCGCCCCCGGCGGTTCCCTTCACCCGAAGATCGCGTCGCCGAAGTCCTCGTGGAGGAGCTTCATCGCCGCGTGTTCGGGGGTTTCCCGGTAGGCGATCAGCCAGCGCTGATCCTCCGCCGGAACCCTGCCGCCGGCTTCGAGCCGGGCCGCCATCAGGATCGCCCGCCGGAACCGCTCGATCCGCTCGCGGTCCCCCTCCTGCATCCTCGGCCGGGCCCTGCGGGCGGCGAGGTCGGCGACGATCTCGGCCTGGGCGCGCTCGACGTCCGGCGACAGTGCTGGCGCGGCCGACGGTCGGGCGGGCTTGCCGAAGACCGGCCGCACCACCCTGGCCTCGACCGGCTCGGTCCGCGGCAGGGCCGCATCGGACAGGAGCGCGGCGACGTCCGCCGCCTTCATCCGGCGGTGCGCCTCGAGCGCTGCCTTCTCGGCATTCATCCATGTCCGGCGCGCCCGCGAATGGGTCCGTGCCTCGGCAAGGTCGAAGAACCCCGCCTTCTCGCGGCAGGGCGCGTGGCCGACATAGCCGTTGTCGGCCCGGTAGATGTGGAGCCCGGACCAGAGGTCGGCCGGATCGAACCGCACGATCACCCGCTCGCCGGCGACCGAGGTCATCCAGGGCGCCCAGTATTCATTGCCGAGGAACTTCACGAGACCCGAGCCGGTGGCGGCGCGCAGCCCCTCGGCGCCCATCAGCCAGAGCCGGCGCTGCGCCTCGGTGGCCTTGCGGATCGGCGCCACGGCATAGGAGGCGTCGAAGACCTCGGCGAAGCTCCGGCCGGCGGCGACCTCCGACCAGCGCCCGGGGCGGGTGTTGTGCTCCTCGATCCCCTCGCCGACGACGGCGATGAACGCCTCCAGATCGACGGCGCGGCGACCATAGTCTTCCGGCTTGGCCTCGGGCCGGTTGCCGGTCCAGGCGCCGTCGAACCGCGGGTCCTTGGCGATCGCGTCGCACATGTCGCGGAAGGCCCTCTCGATGGGCTTCGACTGGCCGGAATAGGGCGTGGCCCAGTGCACCGTGCAGCCGAGCGAGACGAAAAGCCCCGGCAGGTCGTCCTCGCGCACCCGGAAGCGGTAGCGGGTCGGCGTGCCGCCGGTCAGCGCCTTGGCCGCGAACTCGCGCCCGTTGTCCAGCACCACGTGCTCCGGGATGCCCCAGGCCTCGATCATGTCGCCGGCGGCGAGCCGCACGGCGGTGGCGTTCGGGGTCTGGTCGATCCGCCAGGCGAGGATGCGGCCCGAATGGATGTCCTGGAACGCGACCATCTGCGGCCGGGTGACGATGCCCTGCGCCTCTCCCGGCGCGGCCGGCCAGCGCACGAAGACGTCGAACTTGTGGACGTCGGCGTTGACCGCCTCCATCGCATGGAGCCCGGCCTTGTCGCGGGTCTGGCTCGGGTAGAGGCGCTTCAGCGCGTCCACGCCCTTGCGCGCCAGCACCTGCGTCGGCCCCGACACCTCCGCTTTCAGCCGCCGCCGCGCCGTCTGCTCGTCGACCACCTGCCAGCCGGCCTTCGCCGCGATCCGCACCGCCCGGCGGTAGCAGCTCGCGAAGCTCGGCGCTGCCGGGCGCAGGAAGTCGGCCTTCAGGGCATCGAAGAACTCGCAGTCCATCGCCTTTCGCGCCGGCCGGCGCACCGCGGCGCGGTGGCGTGGTGCGAGATAGGGCAGCCAGTCGTCGCGGCGGACGCCGTCGACCAGCGCCGCCCAGGCCCAGACCGACCGGCTGCCGATGCACTCGACCCGCGACACGTCTCGGACTGCGACGAACCGTGTGGCGGCGGCCTCCAGCGCCTCGACCTTCAGGAGGATGTCGAGCCGGCGGCGCGCCACCGCCTGCACCGCCTCGGGCAGGCCCTCGAACCATTCCCAGGCCTCTGCCCGGTCCATCCTCGGCGCCGCCGGCCGGTCCGCCGGCGCGCTGCGGGCAAGAAGCGCCCGCTGGGCGCGCTGCGGGAAAAGCTGCCAGTGGTATTCCCAGCCGCCGCCGCGGCCCTGCCGGCGCCGGGCGAGCCCCGGCTGGCCGCGCCAGCCGAGCCGCCGGACCACCGCCTCGACCCCCTGCCGCGTCGCCGGCAGGTCGGCCAGCGCCGCCTCGGCGATCTCGGCCACGGTCCACCATTCCTGGTCGGGAGCGAGGCGCGTCATTCCCCGGCCTCCTCAGTGATCAGCCCCGAAAGCTCGGCGCCGCGCTCCTCGACGAACCGTCGCCGGGCGGCCTTCGGCGCCCGGTCCCAGGCTGTCAAAAGGGCGATGAAGGCCGTTTCAACGCGGCCCTTCGGGGGCGGCGCGCCGGCCAGTTCCCGGCGCCGTGCGCTGACCGCGGCGGCGGCCGTCTTCGCCGCGCCGTTCGACAGCGCGATGCAGACCTGCTTGCGCTCGTGCTCGTCGCCGAGCTTCGCCAGCGCCTGAAGATCGGCCAGCCGCACCGGCGCCGGCGCCCCGCGCAGCCAGCGCACCTCGTCGGCCGACAGCCGGCCGCCGACCGAGACCATGCGGCGCACATGGCGCTCGGTGATCCCGAATTTCTCGGCCGTCGCCCCGGCGAAGGATCGAACGGACATAATGTCCACTTGAAAATTCGGGCTCCGACGATCGCCGCCGTGAACCGTCTCAGGGTGCAGCTTCTCGTAGACCCGCTTGCGCTCGGCCAGGAAGATCGACGTGTCGAGCGCGTTCATCTCGGCGCCGGCAAGGTTGTCGTCGACCTCGATCAGGCGGGCCCAGTCGTCGGTCACGTCGGTCCAGACCTTGGCCTCGATCAGCTCCCAGCCCAGCCGCCGGGCCGCCTCCAGCCGGTGCCCGCCGGCCAGCAGCACCAGCGCGCCGCCCTTCTTCTTGCGCACATGGATCGCGTCCTTCATCACCCCGGTCTCGCGGATCGAGGCCATCAGGCTCTCGACCCCGGCCTCGGTGACCGGGCGCAGCCGGTTCTCGACCGCGATGGCGGCGACCGGGACCCGGTCGATCTTGAGCAGCGTCGGGGGTTTCATTTCGTCTCGGGCCCCTTCGTCATCCGGTAGAAAAAGCGCCGCGCGCCCATCACGGTGCGGATCGTGCAGTCGATCTCGGCACCGTGCGTCCTCAGCTCCGAGACGCAGGTGCTGACCGCCATCAGCCGCGCCTTGCGGACGATGTCGCGGGTCGAATGCTCCTGGCCGTCGCCGAGGACGGCGATCAGCCTCTGCAATCTAGGCGAACTGAGGGGTGCGGCATTCATCGCGTCACCAGTTCGCCGGCGCGTGGTCGACGCGGGTGCAGTAGCCGCAGAGCCGGTTGTGGATGCCCTCGCTCTCGAACTCGCGCCCGCAGCAGAGGCACGGCCGCCGCCGTGCGCGGCCGAACCGTGCCGCCAGCCGTGCCTCATCGGCCAGCTTCTCGGCCCGGTCCGCCGCCTCGCGGAAGGTCCGGTAGGCCTTCGACGCGATCCGCCCCTCCGGGTCGGCGACCCAGAAGAAGTGGCCGTTGCCGTCGACCCTGTAGCCGGGCGCGCGGTGCGGCCCGGCCGGGCGGACCGTCTCCGCCGCCACGGCGGCGCCGGTGATCGCGGGATGCGTCGTCCAGGATTTCATGCGGATGCGGGGCTTCCTCACGCCAGCCTCCGGATCATCGTCTCGATCCCGGCCAGCTCGCCCGAGCGGCGCAGGTCATCAAGGTCAGCGAAAATCTGGTCCATCGCGCGGACGAAACGGTCGGTGGCGTGGTCACGCGCCAGGCTGGTGGTGTCCTCCAGCGTCATGACCGCATGCGCCAGCGCGGCGCGCTCGACCTCGTCGTGGATGCGGCGGAGCCGGTCGGCGAGCGGAAAGGGTGCGGCTGCCATCAGGCGTCTCCCGTGTAGAGAAGGGCGAGGTAGGTGATCAGGAACAGGAGCCCGGCGCCCAGCGCCGCCTCGGCCAGCGTCTCATCGCCCCGCGCGTGGCGCAGCGTCAGCCGCCACCAGGCAAGAACGATCGCGGCGACGATCAGACCGGGAAGGCCGAGGATCAGGCGGAAGGCGGTCACGGCATCACTCCTCTGGCTCGAAGGGGAAGAAGAGGACGACCGACACGCCGTCCGCGTCCACGATGAGGCTCGCCCCCCCCGCCGGCCTCGACCGCGCCGATGGCGGCCCGGAGCGCGGCGTCCCAGGCGCGCAGCTGGTCCAGCGTCAGGGCGGAAAGGTCGGGCATCAGGCGGCACCTCTGGCCGGGGCGAACATATGTCCGGTCGCGCGAGTGGCGCGCGAGGTGATAGGGTCGATGGCGCTGCCGGACGGCTTCCGCCCGCCCGGCAGCATCATCCCCAACCGACCAAACCGATCGGAGACGAAACGAATGCTAGAGACCATCACGGCCATCCTTGCCTCGGGCGGAAGCCTCGTGGGCCTCGCCAAGGGCACGACGGAGCTTGCGCATGACCTCAAGGGTCTGTTCGATAAGCCCGATGTCGATGCCGCCGCGGCGAAGCAGCTGGTCTCTGACCTGCTGGATCGTCTGATCCGGCTTCAGGCGGAGCAGATAGCGATGCAGGGCGCGCTTCTGGGCCTCGACCAGGAACAGCGTCGCGTCGACCGCTTTCAGTCCCAGGCGAACCGCTATGCGCTTGTAAGGACGGAACTCGGTTCGCTTGTCTACGAACTGAAGCCCGGCCACGCCGACGATCAGCCCGCGCACTGCATATGCGCCACCTGCTATGAGCAGCAGATCAAGTCGATCCTTCAGCCGGTCGCCCACAATACTCTTTCGTGCAGGCAATGCGGCGGTCAGTTCTTCAAGCCTGACGGCCAGGGCAGCGGCATCATGGTCGGGCCGGTCCGCCGGCCGGGCTTCGACGGGTTCTGAGGTTTTCCGGGGCGTCATCACGCGGCCTCGCTTTTCGACTTCGGTGGACGGGGAATGTCGCGGGGCCATTCGAGGTCGGGAGGCCAGTGGTCGGAAAACCAGCGCACGATCCGGTTGGCTTTCGCGATGGTGCATCCGGCGCCGGCCTCCAAGCGCCCGAAATACTTTCCGTCCTGTGCCGCGTAGGTAGACACCGTCGAGAGCGCGAGGCCGCGGTGCTCAGCGTATTGTCTCGCTAGCGCGGTCAAAAACTGGACGTTCATCGGTCTGCTCTTATTCGGTATCGTTACCGGTCATCTAAAAGGTAACGTTACCGATAGTCAAGTGCGTTCTGGTTCGGTAATAATCCCGATTCGTGGCTGGTATCGGCAGAACCTTCGGGAAGATCGTCGAGGAGCGCCTTCGCGCGCTCAGCACGACCGCATTTGCCGCGGAGCACCGCGCCGGCCTGCCACCTGATGCGATCCGGAATGTCATCCGCAGCGAAAAGAGGGCCGGCCCGACGCTGTCTCGCGTCGAGGAGATCTGCGATGCGCTCGGCCTTGAACTCTACATCGGCCCGAGGCGCCCTGACCCGGGCGCCGGGGGCAACCGGCCAACCGTTGTCGATATGCCCGCCGAGAAAGGCGCCTTCGATCTCGTCGACCGCTACGACGTGAATGTGTCGGCCGGACCTGGTCTGATCCCGGTGGAAGAGAACGCTGTCGGCCAAGTCGCGTTTAACAAGAAGTGGCTCCTGCGGGAGGGGATCAACGCACGACAGGCCGGCATCGTTCGCGTTCGTGGCGACAGCATGGCGCCGACTATTCCGGACGGCTCCCTGGTCCTTGTCCACCTGCCGGAGCACGAGCCGACGAAGCAGGGCATTTTCGCGGTCAGCTTCGACGGCCAGGCGATGATCAAGCGCCTCGTCCCGACCGAGCAGGGACGGGATGGGCGGCCGCGCGCTATCGTCATGGTTTCCGACAACCCGATGTTCGCGCCTCGTGTTGTTGCAGGCTCAGATCTGAGGCTGCTTCGTATCGTGGGGCGCGTCCGCCTCGTTCTCTTTTCCGTCTGAAAGGTGCCTGCCGTGACCCAACTGTCCAACCGCTTCCTCCCTTTCGTCTTCGCCGCGATGTTCATAGGCCCTGTCTCTGCCCAGGACCTCGCCACGATGCAGATCGCTCACGATCTCGGCACCCTGCTGGCCTCCGAAGAGAAGTGCGGCTTCAGCTTCGACCAGGCGGCGATCGAGGCCTTCATCGACGACAAGGTCGATCCTGGGAACATGGCCTTCGCGGGCGACCTGTCCATGATGACCACGGGCGCGCAGATGCAGATAATGCAGATGGAGGGCAGCTCGCTGACCGCGCATTGCCGGGCGGTTTCGCGCTCGGCAAAGCACTTCGGCTTCATCAAGTAGCGTGATTGCCGCTCACTCCGGCGGCTGACCATCCGCCGGCTTCTTACGCTCCCGGCGCTCCAGCTCGCGCTCGACGGTCTCGCGGATGAACGCGGCCATGCGGTGCGGTCCGGCCACCGCCTCGATCCGCGCGCGAACGTAGGCCGGCACCCGCACCTGCCAGCCCCGGCCAAGGCGAGACAGCAGATATGCAAGCAT